ATATTATTTTTTTTATTTAGGTTAGTATAATTATTCAGAGATTATTAATTAGCAGGTTGCTCTCTCTGTTTTCTTTTTTCAAGGAGTTCTTTAATCCTATCACGTTTCTTTTCTTCCTGATGTTCCTCAAATCCAAGGAAAGTTGTTGACGATTCAGTATCAATTTCTAACAGTTCGTTATCAAACTTACAGTTCTCAAACACAACACCATCGGAACCAATACGAGACTTAGTGATTGCAATTGTTGCCAACTTCATTTCTTTCTGTTGGAGAGTCTTTGCCACAGATATAATTACGTGTCCAACTTGAGCCTTTTTAATCGAACCCCCCATTTGGTCTGTCGTTACAACTTCAGATGAAATTGATGAACGGTTACCTTGAGTTGCTGTCCAACCAACAAGATTCATCTCATGACACATTGCTTCAAAATGTCTCATAACAGAACCTTCAGCCTTCCATTCATCGTTCTTTGTGTTCTCAGGAACTACACAGTCAATGTAGTCTAAAGTAACCATATCGATTTGATTACCATCGGCAATCATCTTTCTTATTTGGTTCTTTATCTCATTCATTGTTACTGTATCTGATGGAAGTTTCTTAAGGATAAGTTTATTTGGCATCGTGTTTTTGATTTCCTCAACTTTTTCCATAACAGATTCTTTCTCCAACGCTAGTTTGTCGGGCTCAATTCCTGTCCAAATCGTAAAGTGTTTTCTCTGAATAATTTTTGGGTTGTCTTCAAAAAATATCTGAAGAACGTTATAACCCAAATTAAACGCACTGTTCGCAATTTTGGTAAGGATTGTTGTTTTACCAACTCCCGTTGGCGCTAAGATAACACCAATTTCTCCTTTTGCCAAACCACCTTTTAATAATCTATCAAGACCTGGTACTCCCATTGGGATTGGGTGTCTGAAATCATCATTCAGTACTTCATCCAAACCTGAGAAGATATCTGTTGTTCCTCCTTCTCTAACACCAACTTGTAGTGCAGTTCTAACTAAACCTTCGACCGTATCGTATGATTCAAAATCACCTTGGTCGATAATTTTCTGAGCTTTGTTCATAACCTTCTGAAGTTCTTGTTGTTTACAGAATTTCAGAGCCTTTTCTTGAACAAAGACACTTCCTTCAAAAGGAGCGTTTTGAACTTGCTTAAGAGTGTCCAACACAATCTTCAACGCCAGTTCCACTGTGATTTCCGCCTTGGCAATTTGTTCCAAGGTTTCAAAACCAGGTGTTGATTGATATTTTTGATAGTATTCCCTAACCATTTGGACAATCAACTTAAAGTATTTGTTGTCAAAATAACCCGGGTCTAAAACGTCGATAATGGATTGTGCGAACTCTTTGTCTACTATGATTTGGTTAATTAATTGTAGTTGAAATGTATTGCCGAGATAGTCAAAATTCTTAGTCATAGAGTCGCTTGTATAAATTAAATATTACCGACTTAGGTCATAACCCATGTAAGTATGGGTTAAATTTTCGTATGAAAAAATGTCAGTCAAACCTTTCAAAATGCTTTTGAGGCTGGGACGTACATCAACCGTATATCTTACTTTTGGTGGGTAAATTTTTGCGTCAAAAATTCTGTGTAAAATAATTTCATCGGAAATTTTGACATACAAATTAAAGTACTCAGGACCATCTGTGTTTGATGTGTTTAGGATATCCGGGTCGTCGAAAATCGCATCTTGGTTGTCCATCATGTAAGTAACGGTTTTCATTTTCAAATCGTCCGACAACATCTCTTCAACGTATTTCAAAAACTGTGTCAACTCAACAGAACGACGTGCCTGTGGGTTGTAGTTTTTCACGTTGTAAAAACGCTGTACAACGATATTGTTGTTGAGCGTAAGGAGGAACTCCATCTTAACTACTTGTTCTTCTTTCATAAAATTTAATTGTTTTTGTGTTTTCTTTTTTCTTTTCTTGTAAGTTTTGTGAATGGTTTGATAAATTCTACAAATGAATCATCATCTTTTGGAAGATACTTAAAAAATCCATCTTGATGCATCATTTGAATAAAATTCTTGGAGGTCCTACCCTCAGGGTCCAAACTCTCCGAATAGTAAAGTTCTACTAGTTGTTTTGCATCATCAGTTAACAAAGGGTTTTTCAAATCAACAATCTTCTGATTCATCTCAAAAAACTTGTAACCTTTTTGTTCTTTTTTTGTTACACCGTTCATGATATTGTTCAGTACTTTGTTGTTTGGTTGTTCGACTAAAAGTTGTTTTGTTTTTAATAAAATATCATCAATATTAATGGTTTTTTCAAGTACCTCAGGGAAAAATTTTAAGAATGTTTTTTCACCTAATCGGTCAATACCAAAAATGTTGTCTGATTTATCACCCAATAAAATTTTGGAAATGAGAACATTTTGGTGAGGAATATGTTCATCACCAAATTTAATTTTGTCCCCAAAATTGTAACTGATTTTTTTAATCGGAGAATAGATTGAAGTATTCTCCGAAATGATTTGAAGTAGGTCACGGTCTGATGAAAAAACTACTTTATCTTCATCTTTAGCAATAGAACAATAATGTGCAATTAAGTCATCAGACTCGTTACCTTCAATTTCTACCTGTCTAACAAAACACTCTTCAAGGTATTGTTTAGTCCTTGATTTTTGGAAGTAATATGACTCGAGTTTAGCCTCGTTCATATCGTTCCTACGATTTAGTTTGTAGTCAGGATATAACTCACGTCGTATTTGTGAGTTGTTTTTGCCGTCCCAAAAGACAATGACTTTGTCGAACTCGTTTTCGACCAATTGTCTACGGACTGTGTTGAGGAAGTGAAATACCCCACCGATGTGTTCGCCTTCCACGAAAAAGTCTCTGACTCCATGGAATCCGATTTTGAATAGATTATCTCCATCAACTAATAAGGTTTTCACAAAGGGTATGTTTATTCGATTGGTTCCTTTTCTTCTTTCAACACAAAATCACCGTCAGAACCAATGATTTCTTTCCAATAGTCAGAATGCTCCTTCTTGTAGGCTTCAATAGATGCCTTCTCTTCAGTTGTATCCTTACCCGCCAAGAAACCATGTGGAGTAACAATAATCTTACCATCTTCATAACCCAATCCATTGATGTGGTTTTTCATTACGGAGACTTTGGTACGAGTTGCAAACTTAACAGTTCGTTTGTCTTTTGTTGCGGTAATTTTTGTGGTACCCGCACCTTTTTGGTTACCAAACAAGAATACCAAAGATGAGTTAAGCCAAACTGACTCACCACCTTTAGCCTTAATTTTTGGTTGTCCAAATGGATTGTCAGGTAATTCAACCCATGGTTGATTCACAATAATAAGAGTGTTCTCAAACTTTGAATCCGCTTTACGTGAACCTGAGATTCGTTGGTTAATACCCATACCAATCTTGTCCGATAAAACAGATGCATTGTGTTGTTTACCACCTTTACCTTCGTAAGTCATCTTACATGGTACAGAACCCACAGAATCCCACAAGAAACAAAGACTATAGTCTAACTCACCCTTCTCTTGAGCATCCAACAAACTATTGATGTAATCTGTAATTTGTTCAATGTATTCGAAGTTGTTATTGAAGATAAAGAATCCATCCCAATCCAATTCACCCGTTTCTTGGTCAACAACTTCTTCACATTGCAACCCCATAAGTTTAGCGTGTTCAAAACTCCATTTCTGTTCAGTGATAATGAACACAGGAAGGATTTCTTTCTTTTGAGCATCTACCGCAGTCTTAATCATGGCGGTAGTCTTACCTGTATCTGAGTGACCCAAGAACATATTGATATGTCCAATAGCCGGACCGGGAAGACCTACAGCGTCCAAGAAGTCAGGACCACAATCAAAAAAACGTTGTGGTTTGTACTTCGCAGAGGTTGAAAACTTCTTCTTAAAAGAATTAAAATCGTTTTTCTTAATTGCCATAATTGTACCTGTAGAATTCTTTTAGTGTTTCCAATTTGTCTTTAGCGTTTGCCAATTTCTCAACAAACTTATCCATTTCTTCTAAGTGTTGAGGATGTTCTCCGATACCCACAGCATTTTCCATGTATACCATTAAAGTAGCCTCAGACTCAGCAATTTCACTCTCATACTTTTTAGTGAGAGATTCGTACATCAATTTTCTTATTTTCATATTATTAAATTAAAATGGTACGGGCAGAACCCGTACCACATTATAGTTTTTAGAATGGTAATTCCTCGTCAGGTTCTGAGTTAGCTTGTGGGTCAGTGTAAGGAACTGCCGTTTTTCCACC